TGCATTGCTGCCGGTGAATACTTTAAGTGCATTAGTACCCACACCGGTGTTGTGGTCAACGCAGTCACCCGTACTCAATGCGTTATAACCAACAGCCGTGTTATCGTGGCCGTCGATTGTTGTACCCAACGCATTCTTACCAACAGCAGTTAAATTCGTTGCACTTGTTGCTGCATCGGCTGCCTTTGAGCCGACTGCTGTGGCGTCTGATCCGGTGAAGTAATACAGCGCATCCATACCTAGCGCCGTATTGTCATCACCACAATCGCGAGCCATTGCACCAGAACCTAATGCTGTATTATTCGCACCATCTATTGTTGCAGAAAGTGCTGAATAACCAACTGCCGTGCTGTGGTTGCCAGAAGTTGCTGCACCTAAAGCATCTCTACCGATAGCAGTTAAACCAGTTTGGCCAACTGCAACATCTGCTGCTTGACTACCTACTGCAACTGCGTTTGATCCGGTGAAATTCAATAAGGATAAATAACCAACAGCTACGTTGTCGTTACCCGCTGTGCTTTGCGATAATGTCCCATAACCCAACGTGCTGTTTCTCGCGCCACTTTCAAGTGCATCTGTTGATAACGAACCTACAACAGTGTTGTAGTCTCCAGTCCCGTTATTCAGTGCTGTCAACGCTGCATTACCAATGGCTGTGTTATGAATACAACCCGCGACTGTTGCATCTAAAGCGTCTGTTCCAAGTGCGGTGTTAGTTGTTGCACCACCAGCACCGTGACCGATGTCGAGTGAACCAACTGTGACTGAGCCGCCTACAGACAAATTTAATTTGTTAGCGGAGTCTTCTGTAATTTTTACGTTACTACTCCCAGTAGAAGCAGCCCACTCCATAACATCAGAAGATGCGCCATCCGACTTAACAATCGGTTCGTTCTCGAAAGAAGTCCCCGTTGTACCTATAGAAGATTGTTGTGTAATCCTAGCCATTGTTAGCTTCCGTAGGAGGTTGCACCCTGACTTACAGAGTCATTGATTTGTACCGTAAATAAAACTGCTTTGGTAGTTTTTCCGCTAGGCGCACAAGCAGTAACATTTGCATAAGAAACTTCTCCTAAGTCGGCTTGAGACATGGGAGTAAGTATCGTATGATAAACTGTAGAAGTCGCCGGTACAACAGTATCACCTGTCGGAGCTTTGCCATCAATGCGTATATACATATCTTCGCTACCAACGTTTTGAATTAAAGCGGTGCTGTATTTGTAACGGTCAGTAATTAAAGTAACACCACTCCCTGTGGCATTTACGGTAACTTCTGAGGGCGTATTGACAATACCGTTATCTGAAAGACCTAAAGGTAATTTGACTGTAGACATAACTGAAAAATTTTAAAAGAGGAGGTAGGGAGCTAACCACAACTCCCTACCCCCATGACAACAACACAGAATTAAGACGTACGACGACGCTCAAAGATAAGCGGCAAGCAGTAGCGAGCATCACCGGGGATGCCACCAAATACAACCTGCGAGATGAACTTCAAGTAGTCACCGTAAACGTTAAGGTCTGACGCAGTTGCATCAGAAGTTACACTACCAGTTCTAGCAGTACCTGAAGTCGGAACTAAGAACTGGTCGGTAAGATGAACCTCACCGTTCCACTTCATGTCGTAGAACTTCTTAGCGTTCATGTTCTTAGACGCAAACTCTTTGGGCGGCGGCCCAACTTGAATGGTCTTAAACGCATCAGCACCTACCAAGAACGCAACCTCGTAAGAACCTATCGTTGCGCTGCTAGTATCTATCTTAGTGTAGTTTGAATTAGGTACGGTTTTATCATTAACCACAGATTGCGGAGCTATGAAATCACCGTTCTTAGCAAAGCGCAGCGGATACGGGTCGAACTTAGCGGTAATCTTACCGAACAAGTCACCAGCAAAACCATCTTGCAGAAGGTTCATGTTAGCTGGAGCAAGTGTGGTTGTTCTCGTATCACTATTACCAGAAGTAGCACTCCGTAAGCTATCATCCCACAACAACGAAGACCAAGCCTCTGTAGAACAGATAAGAACGTATTTGCCTTTCGGCATCTCAGACTGCTTAGGAGCGTTATAGATACGATCAAACGTAGGAGCTTGAATATCTTCCTGCAACACAAGCATGGCTTTAAAGATTTCCTTCAAAGTCAACACGCCCACTTTTGCAGTACCGGTTCCTGCGCTACCAACGTCTTCACGCCACAGCTTACCACCAGATTTAGACAACGTTTGACCAGCAGATCCGTCTGTGACAACATCAGTTTTATCATCGTCACCACCACCTGCACCAGTTACGTTTGTAATCTTACGAATATCTCCTTGAGAATACGCACGTTTACGGTGATTAGCGTCTTTGTGAGTGACCTGTGAACTAAGTCCTTTACCTACAAGGTAAGCGTCAGGAGTCTGATAGTACATCAACGTACGAATAAAATGGTTATTCGCGCATTGAATCTGACGTACAATATCAGACTGAGCGTAGCTTAGGTGATCTCTCCAGAAGGCTTCAAAGTTTTCTAAGAAACGGAAACGATTCGACTCAAAACGGTGCATACCGAGCTGAGCTTCTTCGTAACGTTCTCCGACTGTGTACTGATCTTTCGCAGGAAAGCTAGACAACAGATTCGGCATAAACGTAATGTTTTGAACCGGAGAGGGTGTTGGAGTTGTGCCATTAAGCGTACTCCCCATATTAGGTGTCCACTTAATCGAACCAAAAAGTGTATCGTACACATTCCACTTCGGATAAAGGGCAACCTCGTTTTTAGCAATGTAGTAACTAAGTGAATGAAAAGGTTCGTTCGCAGTTACACTAGCTGTATTATTTGCAACATTCTCAATGGCTGCTGCTGTTACTGAACTAGGCATAATGTTTTATATGTAAGTATGTTAAACAAAAAAGCGAAAGACATCTCTGCGCGTCTTTCCTACGCTGCGATGCCCTTCGCCTATTAGAAGCAAGTCTTACTAAGTTTCCTCAGTAAAGTGGGTATGCCCTTACCCGAATTGAAGCACGCTTAAAAACAAGCACAATCCATGCCAAGGGCGCTATCTTCTAAAGGTTCATCCACTCTGGTATACTGAGATCATCTTTAGAAGATTCAGTAGCTCCTACGCTAGACTTACGCTTAGCTTTTGGCTCCTTACGCACTTCTTCCTTTACAGCGGCTTTCTCAGAATCTGCATGAGCAGCCTGTAGCTGCAAGGTGACGAACAAGTTAGAAGCAAGCTCAGCAAGCGGATGCTTCTGAAATGTCTTCGGCAATGCGTTAGAGAATGTGGTTTTTATCTGCTGGATTGTAGTTGACCCTACGTTAGGCAGCACCAGTTCTTGCTTTGCAACGTCATCGTCAGTTGTCCATGCGAAGTTGGCTTTTTGTTCGCGGTCTAGAAGTGTGACAGCATCTTTGTAAGTGTCTTTGTACGATTTGCTAACGTTATCGAGTTCGCCATTGAATTTGCGGCTAAGTCCTGCGGCTTCTTGCATGGCCATCTCCACATCAATCTCTGACTGCTGTGTAGGCTTGAAGGCATCCTTACCGATAACAAGCTGACCTGCATCGTTATAGCCCTCGATGTTCTGCCAGTTCTCGCCGTTACGTATCTTGATGAGCTGCGCACGCCAATGCTGCTGTTCCTGCTGAGCCTTGGACATATTAGCGTACGTGTCCTTGTACTCGTCGCTCAGGATGTAAGCGTCGGGGTGATCGGCTGTCGTGACTTCTTTTGCCGCCTGTTGCTTGACGGCCTCCATCTCCTCTTGCAGCTTGTCGCTCTTCTCGGATAGCTTGCTGAAGTGTTCAAACGCCTCATTGGACATTTGCTTCAGATACTTCGCGTCTTCCTCGCTGAACTTACTGTAGTCGCGACCTTTCGGAGTCTTCAGCTTTCCAAGGTTTTCAGATAGCGCTGATACTTCTTCACCTTCTTCACCATCCTCTTCATGTCCTTCTTCATCAACTCTATCAGACGAGTCTCCGTTATCCCCTCCTCCATCGCTATCTGTGGTATGTGATCCCTGCTCGCTAGCAGTCCCATCAGCATCCTCTGATTGTGCCGAAGTCTCAGCAGATACATCTTCCGATACGTCTGCTTCTCCTCCGTCGTCATCTATCAGTTCTCCTTCAAGTGGATTAAACCCTGTGTTCAAGTTGTCATCAACTTCTGCCTGTTGTGTCAATGACTTCTCTACTTCCGTGTTCTGTAATAACGTTTGCATCTTTTGTGTGTGCTAGAATTTCATCTAGTTCTGTCAGTTTTGCCACCAGCCTCACGGTAATCTCTGGGTTCTCGTGCTTGGCTGTAGCAAATTTCATTTCCTTTAGTAAGCGCTCTCTTCTACTTTCGAGCAGCTCACGGAAAATTCTTGTAGTTTGGCTTTCACACCATATATCAACCTGCTGGCGTAGTATTTCCTTGGTCATTTCCTAGAACGTCCTGCACCTGTGATTGCAGTAACTGTAGTTGTTGTGCGAACGGTTGTGCTTCTTCCGAGAGCTGACCTGTCTGCTGGTCAACCACAAGGGAGTTCACAACCTGAAGTAGCTGCTGCAAGAGCGCGTTCTTGCGGTCATCCGTCTGTAGCATCTCTGCATACTCTTCACCCTCATCGGGGAACATCAGCCTCATCATGTTCTGTAAGAAAACTGGCGCTAGCCCTGTCTGCGAAACGACGGGCCACGCTTGCATCATCTTCTGCGATTTCTCAGCACGCTCAATTACGTCTACGTCACCTGCCGGTTTGATGCTAAAGGTGTGGTTAAGGTAGAGATCGAGTGAAGCTGTAGGCCGCAACACTCCCGCTATCACACGGGCTTGGTAAATGCGGAAGCAAATCTCGTAGACATCTTTGAGCGCAATGCTAAAGAGCGACACTTGCGTAGACGAAAGCATCTGCGCCTCACTAGAAGCTGCTTGAATCTCTGTGGCTGTCTTACGGCTGTCACGCCGGTTCATCGCCGCATAGTTTATCTGAGACTGCTCTTGAGCGTTCTGGCTGATAAGCGATTGAATCGCACCAAGCATAGAAGAATCTGGCGGCGAAAGCTGAAACTGCTTGATGTTTGAGTCAATGAGCGCTCCCGGCTGAAACTTAACGCCCGTCTGTACGTTAGTATTGTTGGGGTCTTCATTGTCCTTGGCAAAGTAAAAGTTCGAGGCGCGTCGATGCGCTGTTACGAACGATGACATCAGCGAGGTAATTGTTTCCTGCGCTGTGCGGTCTAGGAATGCACGGCCCGATGCGTTCTGTATGGCGCTATCCTCGTGAATGTTGTAAGGAAAGATAACGTACGGGTACTCTGTCTCGTCTACAAAGGTGTCACCCAAGCGCCGTCCGAGGTAGAGAGGTCGCGGCTCACGCAACCAATCATCACACTTATCACAACACGACCAGCCTACGAAAACCTTGCCGTCCTGCTTAAACATCACCTTCTCTATACGATAGAGTGACTCATCATGCAGGTATGTACCGGAGTCTCCGTCAGGATTGTCGTCCAGCAATATCTCCACAACATCCTCGTTAAAATCTTCTGTCTCACGTAGCTGCAACGCCGTGAAGTAATGGCGATGCACAAGCATCTCACACGCTTGTATGTCGCGTGTATCTGCTGGAAAGCCGAAGTCTTCGTAGTTGACGGCTTCAACGGCAAAATGCCCCGGCTTCTCTGTATCAAACAAGACCTCCGCTACGCTGTAGCCGTGCAGTTGCATACCATCAATGACCTTAAACAGAGGAACCTGCCAACCTGCATAACGGCTCTTATCAGTAAAGTCGCGTTCAAGAGAGCCAGTAGCTGCTGTCGGTTCTGTGATAGAAGTGAAGATCGCGGAGCGTCTGCTACCTGTCACATAAGCCACGTACTTCGACTGTTCGCGTCGAATGTTCGTGTCGATGATGTGCGCAGGTACAAGAAACTCGTCCTCATCTAAGTAACCGTCAGCTCGCTCAGCTTCAACGTTAACGTCCAGTTTGCGCGAGTTTCTGTTCTCATCCGCAACAGTCTCTAAATCCGAGACAACGCTAAGAAGCTCTCGGATTTTAACCGTTGCATCCTCGTAATTTGTTAAATCAGTTGTTTGCATTTTCTAAAAGTCTTTCATTCATCTGCTCTACCTCATAAATTAAATCTTCACTCCATCCAACAGACTTAAAGTGTCTGTGTGTTTCGCGTGGTCGCTGTAGCCGAGCGCGTAACGAGGAGTGCCGCTCTGGTTCTGGCTCGCTGATCTCGTTTAACTCGTACTGCACTACATCCCGTGAGACATAGCGCTGAGGCATTACGCCACGGTAGTCTGCAAAAGCAAGCACGAAAGCGTCTGCCCTGTCAGGTGAAGCATGGCCTTTAGCCTTGGCCTGACGTTTGCTTTCCAACTGTATCTTGTTTTGCGGCGTGATCGTGTAATAACGTGACGCAAGTTGTTTACGTAACGTAGTGTCTTTTGGGAGTATAATCTCACAGTTTTCTATGTGTTTGCCTACGCTAAACCATAGCTCAGCGCCTCTGTTTAAGTACGCCAGCTTGTTGTAAGGAGCTGCTTGGTTGAGGACATAATTGACAGGCCAACCATCACGACGCAACTGGTCAAGTATAGGCTTACCAAGCCCACCAGCATCACCGTAAATAATGCTATTTGGATTATCCAAATCATACTTGTAGAAAACTTCTCCCAGCTTATCGAGCAATACCGTCGTATCTGCATACTTAAACGCCTCCACACCAATCACTTTGTTACCGTTACGCACCACAACTACCTGCTCATCACCACCTGCTGACAAGTCAAGGCCAGCTATGTTGTAGTTGTCGGGTGCGTGTTCTATCTCCATGCTGTCCAGTTCTGCAATCGCGGAGAAGTTTATGACAACCTGCTCTTCCAAGCCGCCAAAGTCTGCTAGAACCATCGAGCGGTAGAGCGCAGAGTTCTCACCGTAGGTGTTGCGGATGTCGTTGATGTAGTCCTCGCTTAGGTGAGGACAGTCAAAAGCTGTTATGTGGTGATGTCGCCAACTACCGCCAACACAGGCGTTGTAGAAGTGACCGGACGGTAGGCCGGGGCTGCTAACGTCGATGCGCTTGGTGAAGCCTGTGCAACGCGCTAGCGCCGTAAAGATGTCGTCGTGTATAGACTTGGCCTCACTCACCAATATGGCCATCTGACCTCCCGGCACAGGAGGATGCCAGCCCTCTGCTCGTCCAGCCTCATCCGTGACGAACATCTCTATCGTCGAGCCGTTGATAAGGTTCTCGTAGCGCCGGTAGTTCTGCTTCCAAATCTGCGTGCCAAAGATTTTGTTTTGCGCATTGGTCAGTTGCTTAATGTATTTGTCGGTTTGCCGATCTAGCTGATTACCAGATGCCGAGGTTATGACCGTAAGGGAGTTTTCGTAGCGCAGGGAAAGCCAGACAGCACAGGGCGCAACGATGAAGTTGTCCTTACCGCTACCGTTAGCTGCCCGAACTACAGCCTTGTACGGCTCGTCAGAAGTGGATGGCTCTGCAAACTCACGTAGTATCTTATCCTGCCAAGGATGCAGACTGAGATGACCGTCTAGTAGGTTATCATCGCACACGAGCAACATCTCGTGCGGGTTTTCAAACTTGATAACATTGTTTTCGTAGTTCATCCCTCCATAACACGCAGCTCGTTTATACGATCTTGAGCCTTTTGCAGACGATCTGTGAACTGTGAGAACTCCATAGTCGCCTTCGACTTCTCCTTATCGTACTGCTTCTCCATGATAAACTTAGCTGCGTCAGCACGCACACGCTCGTTCTCGCCGTAGTGCATCAGTTCCTCCAAAACTTTAATCGCAGCATCGCCAAGGTCATCCAGCTTCTGAACTGCTTGACTAGCAGACGGTGATTCAGGTGCTACGACATCCACAATCTCCTTGTCATAACGCAAGTCTTTGGAAATTTCCTCGTTAGAAAACCCCATGCGCTTTAGTTGGTAGATTTGCTCGTTTGCTGTACTCACGGCCCCGGCACTATTATCTGCACACCTCCACCAGAATCTATCTGAACATTTAGATCAGGTATTTTAAATGGATTATCTAAACCTACATTGTCTGCTATTCTCTGATAGCCTCCCGGCTGATAGTCTTTTAACCTAGACACTATGTTAAGTTTATCACCAAAATCAAACTCAGGAAGTTTAAGATTTCTTAAAGCCGCGTTTATGACAACAGGTTGGTAATTGAAGTTTGCTATAGCTCCGATGTTTAAGTTATCCAATTCACGAGTTCCGTACATTACGTCACTAAAGCTGCCGCTTAGTTTTTCTTCAAGCTCATCAGTAAACTCCTTTGTGTACTTATTACCGCTTTTAATTTCTTTTGGAGCATATTGCAATGATACTGCTAATGTAAATGAAAGAGCTTCAGCAGGAGATTTTCCGTCAGCAATAAAGTCGTCATAGAAGCCTTTAATTTGGTTAACGTTTAAAGTACCTGCACCTGTGTTTTTTGGCCATACATCTAAAACATCACCTAAAGTGTCTTTTGCAGCTTTTGTTAAGTTGCTGCTTAACTCAGTTGCCTGTGTGTTTATCTCGTCTACGCTTAGATGCGGCGGCTCTACGAAATCAGATGGCGTTTCACCAGAAGGCATTTGAATAGTTTTATAGTCTTCATATTCAAGGTCTTCTGGTAGTGTATAAACTTTATCACCAGCTTTAGCATCATAGCCTAGCAATTCACCGTCCTTTCTAACGTGACTAGAGTAATTAACGTTAGCATCTACAACATTTGTTTGCTTAGCTTGTATAAGGTAATTTACTACAGATTGATCGTAGTCTTGATATCTGTACCCATACGTTACAGAGCCGTCAGCATTTTCGCTTGCTACTAACTCCAGTCTTTGCGGAACATTTAAAACTCTGCCCGTTTCAATAAGACGACCTTCAGCGTCAAACTCAAACTCCTTCATAGGAATTGTTCTGACCTCTTTTACGTCTTCTGGTAAATTCTCAAGCACTTTGTCCCAGTCACCAGAAATGTCGTCATCAGTAGGCAGCGATTCTGAAGGCTCTTCTGTTCCGGGGTCAAATTCTATAACATCTCTTGCAGGAGGCTTAAACAAGTCGTTTGCAATCTTAATGTCTACAGTCTCACCATCACCTAAGTCTGTCGGTATATCTGCAATTTTACCTAACGTGCTTGGGTCTGGTACGTTTTCTGGCATAACCGCTAACTCAGCGGCCTCTGCTGTTAAAGGTGTAAAAGCTCTTGTAAGACCGCCAAAAGGTGTAGTGCCTGTTGTTGCACCCAAGCGAGGACGAGTTTCAACTTCTGGCACAAATGTAAGCGTACCTAACGTAGCTATGTCTCTGCCAAAAGCATCTGTAACAGGCTCACGCGGAAGCAAGCTGCTAGTAACGCCGGGAGCTAAGCCAGCACTTACGCCCATGCCTGTGAACGGACTTTCAGCTACGGGTGGTGCTATGTCTAAAGTGATTGGATCTCTAGTTTCTATAGGAGCAGTTGGCCTAGAACCTCCGATGCCACCGCCTACTCCCGTGCCGCTACCTGTGGCAGGAGTACGTGAAGGTGTTGTCGTTATAGGAGCAATGCTGACTCCTTCACCGAAAGCTGATCCAATAGGTGCTTCTGTTCCCGGCCTAGACGTTACCTGACCTGTTACATTCTGACCACTTGCAGGAGACGTTGAAAACGGCAATCCAGTTCCCGGCGGTGTTATCTGCCCTACAGAAGGAAAATCTGTAGGATTAACAACAACCGTAGCTTCTGGTTCAAGGTACTCTGCGAAAGTCTGTGGCTTGTCACCTTCAAACAAACTCTCAAACTGAGAGCGCAAGTTCGCGTCGTCTGGTGCGTTTTCGTTTATCTTTTGGAAAATGTTCTCTACGAAAAATCTGCCTATAGGCCGCATCACCTCACCAGAAAACTCTACAACATCACTAAACAAATTACCGCTGTAGTCTGCCTCCTTAAACGTAGCCACGTTCAGTATCTGCGGAGTTATTTTTCTTAGCGTGTTTGTGATCTGAAGTCCTAGAACTGCGGCTGTTGCTTGCGGAGCTGTGGCAGCTATCGTAGCCAGCGTAGCAAGTGCGCCTACGTTAAGGCTTCCATACTTCTGCTTGTCTATTTCACTAAGACCTGTGCCAGTTGCAAGCTGGAGAAGTCCCTTAAGCGTAGGAAATTTGGGGTCATAAGTGCCTATGGACTTTCTGCTATCACCTTCAAGCTCTATAAGCGTAGAAACTTCGGAGTTTAGCTCTGCGATTGTATTGCCAAGTTTTTTAACGTTTTCTGTTACACGATCAAGTAGTGGTTTCTTTTGCTCTGCTGGCCCGTAAGGAGTCTCTCCAAACAGCCCTTTCTGCCAGTTATCAACAGCTTCCTTTAAATTGTCTAAACCGTCTGAAAACTTCTTGCGAACGCCGGGATGCTCGTAAAAGCGGAAGTCTTCTGCGTCACCTGCGCCGGTCATCGCCTGTTTTTCAGCGTCTGTAAAGCGTACGCCTAACCATTGCTCAAGCACCGAAACGTCATCTCTTACGTAGTCGAAGGGGTCTTTTGTGCCTTCGATACCCTCACGCGCTTCAACAAAGACTGTATCACCAGCTTCTGTAGCTCTGTCGCTTACAAGATCAGCAATGGCTCCGCGAAGGCCATCTGACATAGTTTCATCAGAAAACTCCCAAGGGTTCGGGTTTTGCCAGAATGCTCCATCTGGTACATCTGCGATAAACTCTCTCAAGCGCCGGTTTTTCGCAGCATCGTAATCACTCAGGTCTATCTTAGGTATGTTAGCAAGGATGTCGTCTACTGAAATGTCTGGAAATTCTGTTCCAAGGTAAATTCCTTGTAAGTCTTTGTCGATTTCCTTACCTAAATTATGCCACGGTACTGGATCGCCAGTAAACGCATCAGCAGGTTCTCCTAGAAGTTGCTGCCTAACATCAGCGTAACCTTGAGGGCCGCTGAACGAAAAGGCATTTAAGCCACCTTTTAGGTATTGCTGCCCCGTAGAGTCTGGATAACGTGACGTTAGAGGCATATCAAGCACTAAGCCTCTTGTCGGCTCTCCTGTTCTGTAGATGCCTAATGGTCTTGTATCAACAGCCCCTGCTGCGTATGGGTCACGCTCAGGGTATGTGGGGCGCTCGAAATATGTTTTGCCTGTGAGATCGCTGCCAAAGAGCTTGTTAACAACATCAAGCCCTTTATCCATCTGTATCTCTTCTGGTGTACGAGTGTCTATTGGCGTTGGAGCTGTTGGCGTGATAGGAGTTACAGCAGGAGTTCCTTGTAAGCCGCTTGCTGATTCTGTTATCTGCGGTAGCTCTAGCTGCTTCTTAGGCGTTTCCGTAACAGTTTGTCCAGCAGGAGGAGTTACTTGTAAGCCGGGTAGCTGTGTATCTGCTGGAGAACCTGTCGCACCGCCTTGCCACCCGCCTCCTGCTTTAGCTATGGGTCGGGTGTCGGCCTGTTGAAAGCCTGTCAGCGTTGGCGACAGTATGTTTGTGTAAATGTCTTTAAACGCTGGCGTACTGTACAGGTAGTCGTAGTAGCCGCCTCCTACTGTCGGATTGGCAAGAGCCGAAGCGTAGTTTGTCGGCCTACCAGACGACATGAACTCACCCGGCACATACAACGAGAAGTCGTCGCCGCGTGGAGTTGCTGTTAGCCCTTGATCGCCAAAACGATCTACAGCCGCATCTATAAGACCTTGAGGCCCACCGGGAAATTCAGAAAGCGCAGAGAGATAGTCAACTCCCGTGAAAGCTGGCGTTGCCATACATTATTATTCCTGTTTCCCCCCTAGGAAATCGTAGGAAGAAGAATTTTGCTGTGCCGCCCAGTAACGAAGCAACGGAGTGTTTTCGCAGAGCGTGATAGTATCGGTCGAGAAGTTGTTGTCCATACCCCCGCCAAATAGCAATTCCCGTGCCACGGCGCTCGTCTTCTACCCTCCCGCTGTAGCGTAGCTCGCACCGTATCTTCTAACCAAAAAGTTTCAGAAGTCATTTTTTCAGAGCAGGTTATAGTTCTGTACAGTAACTCATTCTGGGCGTAGCCCACACTTCCAGAGGCGATTTGCGAATGAGACTCAGTCTCAATAGTATACGCTAAGAAAGGGGGCAGGTGTTAGCCCGCCCCCTAGCGTAGGTCTTACTTCTTAGCTTGCCGTTGCATCTCCTGACGCATGACTTCGTTAAGTTGCTCCTGCAACTCGCTTTCGCGTTTCGTGTCGCCCTTGGCCTTGGCCTTGTCCATCGCCGCGATGATCTCGAAGCTGCTAGTCATAGCTTTCTTTTGCTTGGTGGCGTCCGACTCCTTGGCGGTGAACATAGTGTCCACTAGGTTTTCGGCGGCGACACGCTTCTCGTCAAGGCTGAGCGTGTCCTTGCGCTTAGACTCGCCCTTAGGCTGTACTGTTTGCGCTGTCCCGAACTTGCCATTGAAACGCATCGCGACCTCGTCTTGGTATTTGTCATGCGCTCCACGCTCGTCTGCTAGTTGTTCGATCAACTCGATGTCCGCGCTCGCGATACCATACGTCTGCTTCCCGTTGCTATTGGTGATTAACACAAGACCCTTCTTGATCTCGTCCACTAGTCTCTTCTCTTCTTTTGTCATTTTAGTAAGCGCCCCGATTCAGGGCAGCCCCCATCCTAGCACGTCCTATCGTAGAGTCAACCCTTTATTTTAAAAAACTTTCATTACATCTTCTAAAGTTTTTTGTCACTATCTTCTGAGCTGCCGAGCCGTAGAAGTTCTCAGTAGTTAACTGAGAGCGGCAGCGCCAGCCGTCCCTAGTAGTTAACGTAGGGCGGCGTAGAAGATACGTTGTCAGTTGTGCTAATCATCACATTCTGACAAGGGCGTGATACACACCTCGCTAGGGGGGTGGTGTCAGGTAGGTGGTTCTATATGTTAATATATATATAATTGTATATATATCTACATATTGTATAAAAGGATACACCATACACCCATCCCCCCACGTAGGTACTCACGTTGTCAGAATGCACTGTTCATCACAACTGACAACGCTGCTTCTATCGCGCTCGCTAGACTCGCTTCGCTCGCTACCATAGAAGATAACACCCCATCCGCTAGAAGAAAAAACTTGACATTCAGCGGCGGTTGTGGTAGTGTGTTAGCGGTTGTTGGAGACTACGAGAGTCGTCAGCAGCTACGCTAGAAGATGAAAGACAACAAACATAGAAGATACGATGGGCTAGACAGAGTTCTAGCAGAGCGTCGCCGTGAGGCGGCATTAGTGTGTGGGAGTATGCTACTGCTGTTTGCTACGGTAGCAGCGCTCTTTGCGTTAGGAGGTGCGCTATGATTACGCTAGACGAGAAGCTATTCGCAGACCTTGTGATAGGTGGAAGATCGTGGGTTATCGTAGACGAGGAAGTCAAAGCTGCGATAGACAACAGCGACTACGGTAGCGACAACATGGTATGCGAGAACGACCCTGACGTTGTAGGTTGGAGCGGTGTTCGCATAGGCCAAGTCCCTGCGGTAGGCATCAGCGATAGTGGCAAGCAGCTCTATCGGCTATGGCGGCGCGAGGAGTACAAGATCGTTGGCAACCTAGCACGGGAGCGCCGCGCTCAGCGAGAAGCTGCAATCGCCAAGCGAGAAGCTGCGGCCCAAGCTGCGATAGATGAGCTACGTGACCGTATGAAAGCCCTTGGCATAGACGAGAAACTAACCCAGCAGATGTTTGACACTATGAATGTCGATGACATACGCAAACTGATAGGCTTAGCATGACCGCAACTACTAAAGACATCCCCTTTCAGAAGACAGCAGCCCTTGAGCTAGCAGATAAGCTGCTGAAAGAGCGAGGCGCTCTGCTACAAGCTGGAACTGGCGTAGGCAAGACCTACATTACGGCGCAAGCCCTCAAACAGGTGATCCCTACGCTACTAGAACGCGAAGCACCGGACACGCCCTTTCCTATCCTCTGGATTGGCCCCGCTGCTACGATGATTCAGACTCAGCGTGTGCTGAAAAGCTACGGCATTGCCCAGTACGTTATGACACTCAGCTACTCTGCGCTCACTTCTCCTAAGACAGGCGGCGCTATGTTCTACCAGACGCGCACCGAAGTGACATACGGGCAGGAGCAGATAGTGTACGACTGGCGTGAGTGTATGTTGCCTCGTCTCGTAGTCTTTGATGAGTGCCAAGCGCTCAAGAATGAGGAGTCTACGCGCACGGCTATCGCACGAGGGCTACCGGATAGCGTCAAGCGTCTGTTTATCAGCGCCACGCCCTACCAGCGAGTGTGTGAGGCACGTACGGTGATGGTTGGCGTAGGTATGCGCTCCGAGTACAACGTCCTGCCGCTATCGCAAGGGACAGCGCCCTCGGTTATGCGCTCCCTCGCAACCTACGGTAACACCTCAGCGTACAGCCCCCGCGCAATGGAGAAAGTCAAAGGCGTTATGCAACCGTATACGGTAAACGTCAAAGGCATACGTTTCAAACACAAGGCGCATACAGAGTGCGTCCTCATAAACTTCCAGCGCTCCGAGGAACGTCAGGCGTACGAGAACGCGTACAACGAGTACCTAGAGGAGTTGTTCAAGCTACGAGGCCAGACAGGTCACGGTATCCTAGCAGCTCGGCTAGTGGCGATGCAGAAGTTTCGCCAAAAGGCTGAGGAGATACGCTCGCCCATCGTTGCCGGTCGCGCACACAACGCCATACAAGAAGGCTCGCAGGTTATCATAGCCAGCAACTTCAAGAATATGTTGCGCGGTGCATGGCAAGCCCTCACGAAACGCTACGGTTACGACCCAGATCGTATCGGTTTTGTTACCGGCGGCCAGACAGCAGAGCAGCGACAGCGTCACGTAGACGAGTTCCAAGCTGGTAAGCGAGACGTTATGCTACTGACGATGCAAGCCGGTGGTGTAGGTATCAGTCTACACCACGAGCAGGACGAGGCTAGACCTCGCCATATCATACTGCCGCCAACGTGGTCTGCGATAGACCTCATCCAATGTCTAGGCCGCAGCCATCGCATAACCTCACGCAGCAACACACTCCAAGAAGTCCTGTGGTACAGGAACACCATCGAGGAGCGAGTCGCTGCTGTCGTAGAAAACAAGGTCAAGTGCATTAACAAGGCCGTCTCCGCTAAGGAACAATGGGCATCGCTGTTCGCACCGAACGTAGACGATGAACTCGGTAACGTAGATGCTGACACGGACAGCGAAGTTGACTACGGTCTTGACGAAGGGCTACTGCAATGAACTGGATACAAAAAGCGTGTGAGTCTATGAAAACTCACCCTAACAACGTAGGCTCGAACTTTAACGTAGCAGATTTAAGCAAGCTAAACCGTGAGAAAGCCTACGTCACGATGACGGCTGGCAAAGGTGACTACGGTATCGTACGTGAGCCGTGTCCCGTACACCTAAGAAACCATGACGGAGGCGCATTTCATCTCACAGACATTACGCTAGGAGATGCTCCTGCGTACAAAGTATTCAGTCCCAACGAGAAGCTAAAGTTTGACAACGCCTATCGTAGGTTCTGGTTAAAGCGAGGCTATGAACCCATATAAACGTATTAACGGAGGCCGTCCGCTAGAGTGGTATCTCGGCGTGACAGCGGGGCATGGCGACTACGGTACACTTGACGGTGAACCGTACGTCTGCCACCTCCCCGAATACGAGAGCGACTACGCTCTGGACGGCGACCCAGACGCTATGATCTGCTTTGCAGATTTTGCACGGAAGTACGTAGCGTTTATGGAGAAGCGCGGTATCGTAGACTTCACCCTCATGGACTACCGAAGCGCCTACCTTAGAAGAAAAGGTTTCGACGTTAGAAAATAAAACTTGACATGGTAGCAACCTTGTGTTATACTATGTTCGCACGTTCCACTAGGAACATAACCACTACGCCTAGCGTATACATAAAATGACAACAACTGAAATACATAAGCTAGCTGAAAAGCTACGCGAGATACATCGCCAGAAAGAGAAGTCGTGGGAGCTAGAACGAGCTACCCTACTCAACGAGATACACTACCTGAGAAAACGTATAGTAGATATGTCTACTAGAAAGGAGGCTACGCTATGAGCTTCGCAGCACGGCAGGGCATCTTTAAGATACGATTCGACTACACGCAAGCGCCGAAGCCAGAGTATAGCGAGCCGAAGGTAGACTTGAACATCACCGTCTCCGCTATACACGATGACGGCTATGAGCAGACATTCGCGGAGGTCGCCATCTACGATAACAACGACAACTGGTATACGTTCGATGTTCACGGCGAAAACTACGAGGACATTGTACCACACGGCCTCGACTCCGATGTGATGACCGGCGTTAGCGCACGACAGTACGCTGCGATACTCGATAGCATAGACAACATCGCTAACTACGTTAGCATAATACCATTACAGAAGATATGAACTACATTAAAACTCACAAAGCAGGAGCCTATCTTAATAGGTTAATAAACAGAACGGGTACGCTTTGGAGCGAGAGCGAAGCGCCAGCCAACACTAACAAAACACGGGCCACTAACCGTACGAAACCAAAGAAACGTAAACGATGAGTGACACTAGAAAATACACAAACAAACTACTAGAGATGGTAGACGATGGTAGGATAGACAAAGATATGCTTATCATGGCGTTTGCTAAGTACCTTAGCGAAGCAGACGTAGAAGATCTAATGCACATAAACGAAATCATACCTATCGAATGGGACGATGAGAACGATGACAGCAGATGAGATAGCAATAAAAGCGGATGCGATAGTTGACAAAGAGACTATGCGCATAGACCTAACGAAACAACTGAACCGTAGCATGGCGCTACAAGCTGCGCTAGGTAAGGAGATATGGAGCGATGGCCCTGTGCGTTCGCAAATATCACGCTGCCGTAGCGGCATATCTGGAGACGAGAAGCGAAAGTCTATGAGCGGTTCGCAACGCTACAACAACCAGTTCCGAGTGAAGATATGGAGCGGTAACAAAGACAACCCTGCTAGAGTACACTTCTCTGGGCCACTAAACGAACTATTCGACGATAACCCAGCGCTGTATGCTTGGGTCATAAAACACACTACGATAGCTCCGTTCTTTCAAGACGAGCTGAAACCACCCTACAACCGAAACTCAAACTACATACTACGATGAGAAAGATAACTAGACTAGCAAGCGAGGCGTTCATAGCGAACGAGAACTGGCACTTGGACAATACACGAGTAGCCGTAGAGGAGAACCGTACAGTTCTCTATCTGCACAACAACATCATAGCGCTCAAGCAGAACGACGCTCCTGACGGTGTACTGCTGACGCTAGCAGGTTGGGGAACACCTACGACACGCGAGCGGCTCAACGGACTGCTGTCTATGCTAGGCCATCCCAGCGTAGGTTTCAGCCAACGCAGATTTGAGCAGTACCTACGCACCGCTAGTGCTGGCCGTCCGGTAGCTGACGATGAACTCATAAACATAAACCTACTTACTGGAGATGAGTATAGTAAGGGTTAACTTCCGCACGCCAAGCGGCGCACATAAGATAGGTGACATCGACGAAGACACGGAGATAGCTATGCTTAGCCCCGACGATACGACATACGATAAGCGTGACGTAGTGTTCACCAGCGACAAGTCAGAGATGCTTCGGCTACTCAAGGAAGGCTGGGACGCTATGCTAGGTCGCCACTACCGTGAGCGTAAGGCTCTTGAAACGTTCACACCCACAGACTACAGCCGCTACCGTGGTTTCACAGATCACGTATACCATGACTGAGAAAGAAAGATACCTAGCGTTCGCGCAAGCTGTCCAAGACTACAGCACAGTTGACGCTGCAACAAAGCGCACGGTAGAAGCTGCCGTCAAGCTAGCGCCACGCAGCGAACCCGTACTCATCACAGGTGAGACAGGCACAGGTAAGGAACTCATCGCTCGTATACTTCACGGTACACGTAGCGGTGAGTTCTCTACCGTGAACACGACAGCCGTAACCGATACGCTCTTTGAGAGTGAGCTGTTCGGCCACCTCAAGGGTAGCTTTACCGGTGCTTTCCGAGACAAGACCGGCCTCGTAGAACACGCTGCCAACGGTACGCTGTTCCTCGATGAGATAGGCGATATGCCCTACGACCTACAGGCCAAGGTGCTACGCTTCATTCAGTTCGGCACGTACCGTAAAGTTGGTGACAACGAAGAGCGTACAGCTAACTGCCGAGTTATCGCAGCAACCTGCGCTCCGCTACAAGACTTGATCGCCTCCGGTCGCTTTCGTAAAGACCTATACTACCGACTCTCCACTTTCAACCTACACCTAACTCCCCTACGTGAGCGGCCCTACGACGCTGTTCACTACGTAGGCGAGAACCTAGACACAAACACCGAGGACTACGATACCTTCCTAGACTACGCTAGCAATGCAACCTTAGAAGGTAACTACCGTGAGCTAGAACAAGCAATCCTGCGATACGACGTTCTAAAAGAATTACCCACGCAACCTAGAAGATAGAAAAAAAGTTTTAGAAGATAGAAGATTTGGCATGAATCTTGCTTTATATATGGTGTAAGTGCATCAGATGTAAAGCACTAGCGTAGAAATAACCACATAAGATAATGGCACAGTATAAGGTACAAGAGTACAAGGACGGCGATTGGAAAGGCTTCCGATTCACCGTGAAGGAGTTCGATAGCGCAGCAGAAGCTGTAGATTCTATCGGAGAAGCAAACGTTCTAGCGTTGCTCAACCAGCAAGTAGCTAGTCGTATACGAGCGAAGGTCAAGAACTCGCTACCGAAAGGGCTTAGCGGAGATGACCTGCTGACCGCACAGTCACGCCACCAAGAGAAGCACCCAGACGGTGTGCTATTCTCTCAGGAGGACGCTGATAAATGGAAACCGGATGCTAGGGATTTAACTCCTAACGCATTGTTCAAACAGGCGCAAGCTGCGTTTGCTGCCGGTGATACCGATAAGGGTACTGACTTGCTCCGTCAGATGAAAGAGCTGATGGCTGGCAACTAACCTAGCGAGGGGAGCGAGCGTCTTGTGCAGTGTGCAACTCGTGCATCTTGTGCAACTCGCTCCTCCCCTACTTTACTAAAATGGACAACGACACTATAGATATTGTAGTAGGCAAGCTCAAGAAACCTGAGCGTAAGTCGAACTCTCCGCTACGAGTTAAGCGCTCATCGTACACTGAGACTAGCGCAGAAACAGTCAAGCCCATCCTAGACAAGCTACTGAACGATGCTAAGGACGTATTCGTACCGGCGCTTGGCACAGGCTACACCGCACGTACGTTATTCGTTAAGATAAACGATGGACTTTTATGGTACATGGAGAACTCTGATGAGCCAGATGACTACATCTTGCTACGTTCTCAGATCGCATTGCGTACCATATACGACAACGAGAACCCCGGTGTTCTAGTGTACTTCAAACGTGGTATGCGCAAGATTCGTCGCAAGAACCACGAAGGCAAGGCGCTAGAGTTTCACACGACCGACAGCTCGCTTTGGCGGCATAACGTAGTGCGCTGGTTAGAGTCTGCCACGGAAGGCAAGATGTTTGAGAGCGGTAACATAGAAGAGCCGCTAACAGATGACGACGAGCGCTGGCTGCGTGACACGCTAGCTACGATGGCTCCCGATGCGGAGATGTTATTCAAGGACAATAGCTTCCGCATCATACGATGAGTGCATCAACTTTCGGTTGTCTGTTCTGGACGGTAGTGATCATAGCTTTTTGGTATACCTACATTAAAGAATGACGATAGAAGAACTACTTAACTGCGACATCGCAGAGTTGGAAGAGATGAGTGACGACGAGCTACGTGAGCATTTCAAGCCTTACCTAGCTGTAACGCAGCCTGACCCTAACGTATCAGTTGCAAAACCTAAACGTAAGAAAAGTTCGGTGATGAGTAAAAAGAAAAAGCAAACACTTGAAGATCAGATGCAGGAGCTAGCTAAGCTGAATGGCATAGACCTCGACAACGCATCTGACAATCTCCCCGCTAACCTACGATGACACAACCTTTAACACTAAAAAAGACCAGCGACGGTCGCTACATAGTTAAGATAGACGCTTCGCTCTACAGCCAGACAGCTTGCCCTCGGCGCTTGTGGTACATGGGCGCTCGTGGCCTCACGTACGATTCTAAGTCGCACAAGATGGAGTATGGCACAGCGTTTCATAAAGCGCTTCAAGAGTTCTACACTACGGGCAATGAGAAGGCTGCGACAGCCGTTGCGATAGAACACTTTGAGCAGGATGACATCCACGTACCAGACAATGACTTCCGTAACATGGGGCATCTTGTTGCTACGCTTCAACAATACTTCATGGCCTACGAGCAGTTCGATGGCCTCAAGGCAGACGTTGGCCCAGACGGGCCGCTACTAGAGCAGCGCTTTGCCGTACCCTATATCACCGATGGTGAGCTACTCGACGTTGTGCTTTGCGGTACGGTAGACATGATCGGCACGTACAACGGATTACCTGCGCTCATAGATCACAAGACAACCTCGCTTAATCAAGTGGAGAAGTACCTAGATAGCTACCAAAACTCTCCGCAGATGATGTTCTACAGTATGATATGGAAGCGGCTGTTCCCTGACGAGAAGCGTAACGTTGTTATCAACGGTATCTTTCTCAACCGTAGCGGACGCAACAAGTTCCAACGCTCGCCGTTCATCACGTTCAGCGATCACGTACTCGGAGAGTTTGAGCAGCACCTACGCCAGACGATCAGCCAGTACACAGCTAACCTACGCTCAGTTATAAAAGATGGGAAAGACCCAGACGATATGTTCTTTCCTAACTTCACTTGCTGCGAGACTAAGTTCGGTAAGTGTAAGTTCTCTCCGGTTTGTACTACGCCACGTAAGGAAGATCGCGAGACTATTATAGATTCTTTATTCACAACAACGAACACCTACGACCCATTACTTTTTCAAGCATGATAACTGACGAAGAAATACGAGACTTGGCACAGCGCCGCTATTCGATAGAAGCTGTAGCTAAATTTAACAAGGGCATTGCTGAGCATAACCCTAACGGAGACAAGGGGCTGTACCGTATGTCACCCTTGCAGATACTCAACGCCATCGACGAGGAGTTGATAGACGCATGGCACTACTCTGTAGCGCTGCGCATGAAGATAACCACGCTGCTGCTGGATTGTGATGACTACCGTAAGCAGATAGCAAAACTGGAGAAGGAAATCTCTGACCTCAAGAAGGTCAACAAACCAAAGAAAAATGACAACAACAGGAAGAAAAAAGACTGACGCTAGGGTTAAGTCCTACCGTGCAGTTCTGATACCGGAGCGGCTACACGCACGCTTGAAGAAGCTCGCCAAGCGCGAGGGCAAACGACTCAACGCAGTAATTCCCAAGCTGCTGAAGGAGGCACTACGATGAGTAAGGCTATCATAGGAGTCGTGGGTAGTAGCGGCACAGGTAAGTCAACATCCCTGCGCAATCTATCTCCTGCGGCCACGCATATCATAGACCTTGAGCGCAAAGGCTTACCGTTTCCTAACGCAAGCAAGTTCAAGGTTACGCCATGCTCCAACATCAAGGAGTTCGACAAGGCGCTAGACGCTGCGCTGGGCGATGAGAAGTGTGAGGTGATTGTCATTGAGTCATTCACCAAGTACACCGAGACGCTCATAGCGTTGGCACAGGCTAGCTTCAAAGGCTACGATGTATGGTCATACTACAACCGTATGATTCGGGCTACGCTTGACAAGGTTAAGAACGACCGTGCTGTCGTAGTGTTCACAGGCATCGACGAGATTGTGCAGATCGCACAGCCTAGCGGTGACACGTATAACGTACGCCGCATCAAGGTGCAGGGTAAGCAACACGAGGGCTGCATCGAGAAGGAGTTCCTTATGGTACTGTTCACCGAGGTCAAACGCGACAAGGATGGTAAGGTACGCTACGTCTTCCAGACGAACAGCGACGGCATTACCTCCGCTAAGACTCCGATGGGTATGTTCGACGAGCCATACATTGACAACGACATCTCCGCTGTCATCGACGCAGCCAAGAAATACTACAACGCATGATAACACAGCGTAACGTATCCGACTTGTTTCAGCGACTAGATGACGCAGTTACCGATCTCGGTAACGCTAGGCAACAGGTTCAGAATGCGATGGACGAGTTCCCCGCAGCGCCTGATTGGCCATCGCCGCTAGACCTCAACACAATCCTAGAGGATATTGAAGACTTGTACGGCACACCTACGAAAGAGTATGACGCTGGCCAACTGCGCAAGCTACGCCAGCTCAAGAACGTCTTAGCTTCTGCTAACATAGACACTATAGATAAACTTATTGAATACATCGAACGATGACTAACGAAGAAAAACACTATAAGGAAATGACCATCACGGTAGCGAAAGCTGCACATGAGCAGGTCAAGGAAATCGCAAGCGAGTTGAAGATAGAGTATAGCGATGCTATGGCTTTGCTTCAGACGATCACGGTAGACAAGCTAACCTACGGTATAGCTCAAGCATTTTCTCCAGAAGACAACAGGAGCGCGGTTGACGGGGAACATATAAACGAAGACGCTCCCTCTAATAATAAATAGTAAAACATAATGGCAATCATCAACTTAGATGACATCGCAGATAACGTAAGACCTTATCTGAAGAAGGACACATACACAGCTCGTATCATCGAGGCTGAGTTCACCACGAGCAAGGCCGGTGCGCCTATGATCGTGATACAATGGGAGGTCGTAGCTCCAGAAGCTACCGAAGACCTCGAAGGTAACACCGTGCGTATCGCTGGGCTACAGTTCCGTGACTACTGGTCATTCAGCGAGCGTGCTATGGAGATCACGTTGAAGAAGATCAAAGCGTTTCACCGCGCATTCGATCTCTCCGCTTCCGTAGACACGGACAGCCCTGACGTAGATCAGTACACCGGCTTAGCCGCTGACGTAACCATCGAGACTGAGCAGAGCGCTCAGACTAGCGACGACGGTAGCCCGGTTCTCGACGACAACGGTAACGCTGTGATGAACAACAATTATCGCTTGAAACGTGTTCTGCGTAAGAACGCCGATCATACGATAGGTTAAGGGTAGGTCACGTTATAGTCTTGGTACATACTGCTATTAAGATGCAGACAGGTTTGATATCCCTGCATTGATCGCCAAGGCTATAACATTTAATTTCCGAAACGTAGGGTAAAGATATGCTATTAAGACGCATCGGGGTTTCGAGGTTTAGCTTTCACCTCCTCCCTAGTTGATCGCCTTACGTTTCACTCTTTAATGTAATGTCTGTAGAAACTGTCAGATACAAGATGTCAACCCTACCATACAAAGGGTTGACCGTTGTTTTAGGGAAGCCATCTCGCTTCGACCGTGCGCAACTGCTTAGCGGCTACGGTGGCCAGATGTTTTTCAATGCGCTCTCGCCGTTGGCTCGGCAGAGTGTAGATGTATTTCTAGCTGACGCGCTGAAAAACGGCGAGGTCAGTTACAAGCCGGACACTAAGGTTGTCCTGCTGTTAGGTCAGAAGGCTCTGGATATGGTAGCAACCGGCGTTAGCATAGATGAGCAACGCGGTTGTCCCATCATCAAGGACGGCATCACGTACGTGCCAAGCTATGAGCCGCAGGAGGCGGTAGATCGCCAAGCCTACTTCAACCCCAATGACTCAGACGACAAGGGCGGCGGTGATGACAAGGGCCGTCACGGTAAAACACGTAGGCCCAATCGTAAGTTCTGGCTCACCCGTGACGTAAAGAAAGCGGTAGCCTACTTGACCACACCACCGGAGGTAACGAAGGCAGCGCACGTACTTTGGCCTCGCGCAGATGAGGTGGTGAGAATTCTTACTTCTACGAAAGGTAAGAATATGTACTTCGACATAGAAACGAACCGTTCGCTAGAGATGACCTGCTTTGGCTTCTCCTTCGACGAGAAGCGTGCATGGTGTGTGCCTATGGTAGTCTCTCCCCGTGAAGGCTACTACTACAGCGACACGCCGCGCATCCTACGCGCACTCGCCGTTGCTATGCGAGACAACACCACCGTCATACACAACTCCCTCTTTGACCTGTTCGTGATGGGCTACAAGTACGGCATCCCTGCGCCTCGTCGCGTCTACGATACGATGCTAGCGCACCACCGACTGTTCCCAGAAGTGGAGAAGTCGCTGGGACATTGCCTCTCACTTTACACCGATCAGCCCTACCATAAGAACGAGGGCGTGTTTGAAGCGCACGGCCACGAGCAGCAGACTCAGCTCTACGAGTACAACGCCAAGGACGTTATCAGTATGGCTCTGCTTCAGCCGCAGATAGATGCTACGGCAGCGAACTTTAAGGCGACCGACAGCATACAGCAGGTGAACGACAGCGTTGTACCGTACCTGACTGCGATGTTGCAGGGCATCCGCTACGATGATGCCAAGCTCGACGACATCATCGCCAACAACGACAGGCATCAGAACGTACTGCTACGGTTTCTCAGGCTGCTCGTAGGTAAAGACCTTAACCCAAACAGTCCCAAGCAAGTCGCTGATTACCTCTACAACAGGCTCGGTTACAAGCGACCATCCAAGGACATAACGAGTGAAAAGGCGCTGTTGCAGCTACGCCTATCGAAGCCAGACAATCCGGTGATGGCTCTCATTCTACGCTACCGCTCTCTCGCAAAGGAGAGCGGTCAATTAAAGTTCCCGCCGTGGGACGGAGTGAAGCCACTCGATCACAAGCGTATCACCACCGCATACAATCTAGCTGGCACTACATCGTACCGACTCGCATCTCGTAGGCTGCTGGGTAAGTGGGGAACAAACGTGCAGAACTTTCCCAAGAAGCTACGCAAGCTGTTCGTGGCTGATCCCGGCAAGGTGCTAGTGCAAGCTGACCAAGCTGGTGCAGAGGCGCTCGTTGTCAGCTACTTGTGCCGTGAAGGTAACTTCCGCAGTCTGTTTGCTAATGGCGTGAAGTCTCACGTATACGTAGCTCTGCGTCTCTTTGAGGATGTATGGGCTGCTGAGCTAGGTCAGAGTATCAAGGACTACTGCGAGGCTCCTGCTGCCGATCTCGTGAAGCTACCACGCTGGCAAGAACTGAAGAAGCTCATCTCATCCAGCGACAACTGGAGCGCAGACAAACGCTACTACTTCATGGCCAAGATGGTATGCCACGCCAGCAACTACGGCATGAAGGCTCCGACCTTCCGAGTCAACGTACTCCAGAAGTCAGGCGGCGCTGTCAACCTCACGAACAAACGCGCCGTGTTCTTTTTAGAAACCTATCACACGCTGTTCCCTGAGATACGCCTCTGGCACAGGGAAACAATCGCAGAGCTGAAACGTACACGCATCCTGCGCAACCTCTTCGGCTATCCGCGAATGTTCACACAGACGATAGACCCATCCATGTTCAAGGAAGCCTACGCTTTCGTACCGCAGTCAACCGTAGGTTGTATCACGAACATGGCCTTTACAGATTTGTACAACAACTCACGCATACGAGAGTTGGGTGCTGATGTTATACAGAATAACCACGATAGCGTCTTGCTGCAATGTTCTCCAGATGCAGCAGATGAAGTAGCAAAGCTCGCTTGTGTAGCGCTTAACCGTGAGATGACCTCTCCCTTCGGTGAAACGTTTGCAATGAAGTCGGAAGCTATGATAGGCGAGAACTGGGGAGATATGATTGATGTATAATGACTAACATAGAAAAATGGCGACACTTCCTCAAAGACCTAGAATCTCCAGATATGTTCGTAGACTGGGGGTTTTACAGTATGATAGCAACAGCACTCCAACGCAGAGTATGGCTGTTCCCTGATACGTTCACCCTCTACCCTAACCTCTTCGTACTTTTCGTAGGCCCACCGGCTGCTGGTAAGTCGCGGGTTATATCGCAGGTGAGCGAGTTCGTTAAGAACCCGATGCTCATTGAGCGCAAGCCCAATAAGAAAACAAACAAGGTAACGGTGAAGCCGTACTTCCCGCTGAGCGCAGACACAATCACGCAGGAGGCGCTCGTACGTTTTATTGTGAAGGAGTGTGCGAGAGACTTCTACTACGATGACAAGGGCGAGCAGGTACGCGCTTCGCATTTCTCGGTTGGCTTCATGGTAGAAGAGCTGGGCGTGCTGCTACGCAAAAACACGGACAACATCGTGAATATGTTGAACCAGTTCTACGACAGCCGCGACTTCACGTACAAGACGAAGCACCAAGGCACGGACATCATCAAGAACATCTGCGTTAACATACTCGGCGGCACTACACCATCGTTTATCAAACAGGCGTTCAGCGATCAGATCATATCGCAGGGTTTCACATCCCGTGTCATTATGATCTACGGCGGCGAGCCTCGGTTCCTACGCCAGTTCCCCGGCATAGACGACCAGCAGAAGAAATGTAAGTCAGCGCTGTTAGAACATCTCAAGAAACTTGCGAAAGTAGGTGGGCCGTTGACGATGAGTGACGAGGCATCGCAGTATCACAAGGACGTTTACGAGAGCGGCGAGCTGACGCAGAAAACTGTAAACAAAGATCACCGACTCGAAACATACTACGGCAGAAAGAACGTACACTTGCTGAAGATGTCTATGATAATGCACTTCGCAGATCAGACGGAAAGCATGGTCATCGAGAAGGAAACTGTGGAGCGAGCAATGCGCTTTCTAGCGCACACCGAGGTCAATATGCACGAGGCATACAACACCGTGGGCAGGAACATCCTAGCAGACATCCAGCGCCGTGTATGTCAGTACATCATCAACGAAGGCAAGGAAGGCGCACGCTTTAAGAAGTTGCTACTCGTCTTCATCGACGACCTTAACGCAGACGAGCTACGCATTTGCCTAGAGTTTCTCGTCACAACAGAGCAAGTACGATTTGAGAGCGATCACTACATCGCCCTCGTAGAAAAACCAGCAGACCCTACAGACTACCTATGATTAAAAGACGATACAGAGGTACGTTTGATGTAACGTTAAACGTATCAATAGACAAACCGCTAGACTTCCTGCATGGCCGTGAAGTTTTCATAAGCGAAGACAGCACGGTTACGTATGAAGCCGAGGTGTGGCTAGATGAAGACGATGGCCCTTACCGAGTAAACGTTAAGCTATCCGAGTCTAACCTAACATTTTTCGACGGTAACTTCGACGAGGTTGAACTCACAAACGAAGAGTACACTAAGGCCGAAGACCTTGCTGTCGAGGAGACAGAAGAAAGTGCAGAAGAAGCAGCATGGGAACAAAGATATGATGACTGACGAAGAAAAGCACGAGATGATGAAAGCTCGTGAGACGATAGCGCTCGGTGAGATTGCTATTGTGAAGAACACAAACAAGTACAGAGGTTCTAACGATGAGTATTACCTCGTGTATCTAGACGGGCTGTTTGCAAAAGCAGATGGCGAACCTGCACCTTATATGTTTACGGTAGCTGACTTGTCTCAGGCGAGAACACGCGCTGCCAAGAACATAGAGGATGTACGACCTATGAAAGAACGAAAGTGGTGGCAGCTTTGGAAATGAAAACGCTATACACAAGGTATAAGGAGAAGTCCATTATCATCGGCAAGCACTTGGGCAACCGTATCGTACGTGAGTTGCCTTTCAGTAAGGCGGTGCTTTGGAAGATCAAATCATTCAGCCTACCTCAGAAGCTGGTTGACTACGCTGAGCGCAACAACGTTGAGGACTTCGTGTTCGCTGATCTGGCGAAGAAGAACTACGTGCAGATCGGTATGGACAAAGTTCTCAGCGAAGGTACGAAAGACAACTACGGCTTCGGCCCACACGTTTACGTTCCGATGGATGCTGGCGTAGAACTCGACTCGTATGAGCCAGCGCCGTTCATAGATGACCCGAAGAAGAACGTTTACCTGACATGAGCGACAAGCTATACCACTACAACGCAGAGGTGACGAGGGTAGTTGACGGCGATACCGTTGACGCTCTCGTTGACCTCGGCTTCAACACCTACAGCAAGCAACGTATACGGCTGTACGGCATCAACACACCGGAGATTCGCACACGCGACAAGATCGAGAAGAAGGCTGGGCTAGCTGCGATGGCTCGCCTAGAGGAACTACTGGCCGACAACGACAACCGCTGCGTGATACGTACGTCTCTCGACAAGAAGGGCAAGTACGGCAGAGTGTTGGGTACGTTGTACGGCGAGTACGATGTGAACTTCAATGACATCCTAGTAGAGGAAGGCTACGCAGATGAATACTTCGGAGGCAAAAAGTAGCACAGGATATTTGATAGACCCTGAAGCGCAGCTAGTATCTGTAGTTAGCGTAGCCGACTTCAAGGACATTCAGAAGCATCTTGAGTGCGACATCTTCACAACAATACGTGCGCTCAGCAACGGTGACACGCTGTATGTTGACGACATGAGCCTCATCGACGGTAAGCCTCGCGAGTTCTTTATGTTCGAGGGCTACCCTTCTCCGATAGCAGGTCGCGGCTTGCTGCTAGGTGCAACACCAGACGGCGCTGATACTGACTGCGAGACAACGTTGATAGATGCGGCGATGCTAGTCGAGTGGCTAGAGCGGGTTTGAACAGCACGGCGGGTTAGACGCTCGCCGTGCTTTTAACGCAACAAGTCCCACGCACCTTCGTACTCGTGGTACTTCTGGCCATCCAAGAAAATCTTCAACGTCTTCGTCGTTACATCTTTGACAGGCAGTATCCAGTAGCGATTACCTTCAATCGAGCAGCAGATGAAGAAGTCTATCATAGTTTCATCGTAGCTCATTTTATTTACGTTAGTACCGTGCGTCAGACTAAAAGCGTAGTGAGGGCCGTGACCACCTACGTTAAGCGCAAGGCGCTCAGTACACTTCACTTGAATGCGGCAAATATGGTTGAGCTTTTCAGCTATCAGATCGTAGTAGGAGTTATCACCGAAGGGGAACGAGATGCTCCAGCCGCGCTTCATCAACTCCTGCGCTACTAGAAGTTCCCCCCTGACCCCTACAGATTTCACCCGCCCGTCGCTACCCTATGCTGCACGTAGCTTTTGACGAGCGCTTTCCTTGCAGGAGCCATCTGCTTACGTCTCGCCCACTCGTTGAACGTACGCTGCCAATCCTTACCTCTGCCCAAGTCCATCATGTACTGACGGTAGCGTAGGAACTCTTCAACACCTTCATCCGTTTTCACCGAGGGCATTGTCTTATCAGAGGTTGTATACATACCCTGCACGTAGGACTTCAGTTTGTCGCTACGACCGTTCGCCCTCTCGATCTGCTCGTCGAGCGCCTTCGGCAAGTTCTGGTACATCTCCTCAAGCGTCTCAGCCTCCTTGAACTCTCGCGTAGCTGGGCGCATGAACTTGTTGCCCATCTCAGGAGATACTGGCGCATCCTTGAAACCTTCAAGGCGACGGAACACACGGTAGTCACGACGCATATTCATATCAGACATCTCATCGCGCAGGAATGTTTGCTGCATCATAATGCGATAAGTCTGTGTGGACTTTGTGACTACACCATGCTGACCGAAGATCGCGTCACCGAGAGTTGCTAGTGCAGGAGCGCCCTCTTTAATAGCGCGAGCTGCATCAAGTAAGGGATCAGTCAGCGTGTTAGTGAAGAAGTCATACGCTGGGAACACGAAGCCGCCCGGTATGTCTGGGTTGTAGCCTTGTTCTGCTCTAGCCCAATCGTTCAGCAGCGCACTTACGAGGCCGAAGTAACCGGACTGATTCAGCATATTCACAACAGCATACGTAGCCTCCTCACGGTTCTCCGCTTTCAGCGACTCTTTAAATGTAGGCGAGCCTTGCAGCTTATTGTAAACCTCCTCACTTACCTCGGCCAAAACATAGCCGGTGAACAAAGCGCCGAGCGTAGCTTTCAGCAACGGTCTAGGATCTCCCTCGTTCAGCAGAGGATTGAGAATGTCACGTTCCATGCGTGTGGTTTTCTCTACCGTCCAGCGTGAGAGCGAAGTGAACAACGAAGGCGCACCGAACAACGTCCATGACGGTACGCCACGAACATCATACGTGCCTTGGTTTACTTCTACCCAAGCAGCGGCCATCTTGTTCAACTCATCATCGAACTCTTCCTTACTTAATTTGAAATCTTTGTTAGCGGGAGTCTCATTGTCTGCATGACGGCGCAGTCGCTTGTAGTCCACGCCCGACATTTTGCTGAGCGTCTGAAGCGTACGCATCGCAGTCCGGTTAGTATCGGGGAGCGTTATGTTTTGCAGCGTAACGGCACGACCCAAGCCAAACTGTAGCGCACGAGTTGAACGCTCCAATCTGTTGCGTCCAGAAAGTCTGGCCATAACATCACTCCACTTATCGGCGTAGTCTAGCAACGCGCTGTGGCTTTCTAGGCCAAACTCAATTCTGTTGGATTGCGCCTTGTTCACACCGTACAGATGACTGTTCGTCCAGTTATCTTTCCATGTAGTGAACGACTTCGCCAACGCGCTCGCGTTGTTCCATGAAAGGTAAGGCAGCGCTAGTGTATAAGATGTGAACAGATCACGTATGCCAGACATTAAACCCAGCCAATGACTCGTTACAACGCGGTTTGCAGTCCTGCCAATAAGTTCTGAACCATCGTAGTAACCGAGATAGCCTTTCATGAAATCACGAACGGCTGGATGGCTGGTCATGCCAGCGTTCAATATGACCTCGCGTCCTTCTACGATCTCCTTCTTGGTAGGCGTGACGAACGGACTATTCTTTATCCGAGCGCCATGCACTCCCTCGTGTGCAACACCTAGCAATGCGCTGACCGTGGAGTTCTTTTCAACGTTACGGTAGAACGCAACGTCATCTGCAAAGCGCTTAAAGTATCTTGTGTAGTTGTTGACTGCGCTCGGCTCAATCCACACCAGCTTGCCAGTTGCCTCGTCTCGCGTGCGAGGTAAGCCTAGACCCTGCACCTTACGTACAGCGCCGAACTTAGAAGAACCGAGATCGTTATCGAAGTCTGTGCTTTTTGTAATGTAGCGATTGGCTGCGATCTCCAAGTCCTCATCGGTAATCATGTCAGCGTCCTTACGCTCACTTCTCCAAAAACTAATGATCTCAGCACGAGCATTACGTTGGGCAGTTGCACCAGCGTCACCCTGCAACTCACGCAGCTTCGTAGCGTTGATTGTTTCTGGCACGTAGTCTTTGTCAAGCAGCCGTTCGCGGTACTCGCCTGTGTTGCGTGAGTAAACCTTGATGCCTTCTGATACCATAACCTTACCACTATCTTGATAAGCATCAGTCAGAACTTTGTGGTAATGCCGTATCATACTGTCGGGCGCATCGTAGGCTTGCTGCACATCAGCAGGTATCGGCTCCTTCGCCCTCTTGTAAACCATGTAAGTTTGCAGCAGCTCCGCATCTTTCGGAGACAGCTTTTTACCAGCAATCTGCAACATCAGCGATTCTATGAACCGGCCCTGCAACTCACGGCTGTCCCGTGCAGTAGCGTCGAGCGCATCAGCAACTTGATTCGCGTACTTCTTCTCCTCGATGCTTTTACCAACGAGACGTATGCTATCAACAACGCTGGTCAGCTTGAAGCCGTGCAGTATGGATGGGTTAGATGAGAAGTGATCTGTACCAGACGTTAGCTGATAGTCGTTCAGCTTCTTAAAGTATTCTTCTATGCCGTAGCTGTCGCCCTCGATGCCGCCTTCTTTCCTCTGCAAGCGCTGGCCTGTGTAGAACTCTTGTACGGTATCGTCAGCTTTGTCGAACGGTTCGCGGAAGGCTACGACTTCACGCCTGTCTCCGTACATGAAGGTAGCTCCATCGTAACCAGCCTCGATGTATTCTTCTGTGGTTTTGACGGGCGTTTCATTCGACAGGTCTATAACGTTTTTAAAGTTAGTCGTAAGTGTGAGAGTCTCGCCGTAAACTTCTGCATCTTTTTTGCTAGGAGTCATGTAGATACCACGACCAGCAATAGACGATGGACTTAGCTCCTCACCTCTAAAGCCTTCTTGCAGTATACTTGGTATATCATTCGTCCCATGATGTAAAGGCATCCCATTCACAACCTTTGCTACGTCCTCCCCGCTCATGTCTTCTGGGAAAGGTCTGCTAGCAAAGCGAGCTAGTGCCTTATGAATCTGATCGACCGACATCTTGCTGCGCACTCGCTTACTGTACTTGCCCTTGAGTTTCGGGTCGTACATCGAGGCTACCTCAAAAGCATCGGCAGTTTTGTCCTCGTCTACCTTCTGTAGTCTGCGATGGTCTTGCCGAATCTTATTGAAGATGCGCTTGGCATCATCCACAAGTGGCTTGCTAGCTTTGAGGCCATGCTCTTTCTCAATAGCCTCACGTACCCTACCAAACTCCTTGGCGATTTCCTCGTCGGTGTAGTAGCGCTCCTTTTTCTTCTGCGTACGAACATCAGGAGGCAAAACTTCAGCATCCTTTTTCAGTACAGTTAGCAATAAGCCTTCTTGTGGTTGTTGAATAAGATCACCTACAGGCTTATACCCAGCCGTCTGAAAAAAATCTAAACCGCTAAAGTCACCAGCGTTAGGATAAGCTATAACATAAACTAATTTAGCAGCGCTATCTTTAATAGCTTTTTGCCAGTTTTCTAGAGTATGATTTTTTGAAACAGGCCCGGTAAATTGCTCTCCTGTCTGTGCAGTACGCTCATCTGGTATGCGATGAAGCACAACAACATCAGCACCATGCCCTGCACCTTCTAAAAAGTTCTGGCCTTTTGTAAGGTTTACAGGCTTTTCATCTAGGCTATTAATGTCAGCTCTAGTGCCTATATGCTTCCCTAAGTCCCTACGCACATAAGAATTACGCAAAGCATCTTGACTCATACCAGACAAATCTTCAGCCCCCACATGAGAGACGGTAATCTTATTACCATCAGCTATCTTAGCTTTTAACCTGTCGATTGGATCAAGCGGTGTTAACTCAACAGGAGGCTCTTGTTGTGTGCGCATCCTGTCATCGAACAAGCCGCCACCTTCTTCCGCAGCATTGCTACCGTCCGACTTGGTCACGATGTTCGGCACAGGCAAGTCTTTCAGAAACAGCTCTAGCTGCTGCGGTTGTAACGCTGGCTGGCGCTCTGCTCTCATAGCGAGCCACTCAGATATACGCTGTAAATCTTTCTTCGGAAATCCTTTGCGTGCCTCACGCGCAAGTATCAAGTCGTCAATGTAGCGCTTGAACTTGTTGACAACACCTTGAGGTGCTTCGGTTAGGCGCTTGGTCAACACACGACCAGCACCTTCTACGATAAGCTCCTCTGCAAGGATGCGTTTCTCTTGTGCTGTTTTGAGCTTGTCAAACTCAGGGCCACTCTTGATTAAATCGTTCTCCAGAAAACTTATGATCTCTTGATCTTTCAGGTTTTCACTACGCTTCATAACCTGCCATACTCCATGAGTAACCTCATGTATGGGAGTGTCAGGTGTGGCAGTCTTTTCGTTTATAGCAGCCGCGTGTTCTGCTACGCTGTAAATTCCTCGCAA